GTATTTCTTTACACAGGATTTAAACCTGCTTGGTTTTTATGGAAACCATATAACGCAACAGATAGTTGGAATTTAGTTGATAGTAAAAGAGATGGTTACAATCCTAATAATAATAGATTATTTCCAAATGCTTCTTCATCAGAAGATACTCAAGATAGAGTAGATTTAGTTTCTAATGGAATCAAAATTAGAACATCTGATGGTGGAACTAATAGTTCATCAAGGTCATACATATATATGGCTTTTGCAGAAGAACCTTTAGTATCATCAAATGGTGTAGCAGCTACAGCAAGATAATGGCTAAGAAATTTAAAACAGATAAAGCTATACATGAACCTATAAGTAAAGGAACAAGTATAGGAAGAAGACCTCACACAAGTACTATGAATAAAAATAAAAAAAGAAATTTAAAACTCTATAGGTCGCAAGGAAGATAATATGAGAAAAAAATCAGCTCAAGAAGTTAAAATAGATTTTATCCTTAGAGAAGTTAAGGAAAACAAAAGTGAAATTAAATCTCTTCGTGCTGATATAAATAAAGGAAAAGGAGCAATTTGGATATTAACTATGATAGCAGCAGTTATTACAGGTAGTGTTAAATATTTTGAGTAATTATGATATATAAAGTTAAAAGAAAAAATATGAAAAAGAAAACTAGACAGAAATTTGCTGTTGGTGATGAAGCTAGAAAGTTTGAAAATATTCCTACAGCTTCTCAACCTCAACAACAAGAATTAGGAACTAGAAAAGAATTTGCTGATAAGTATGTTACATCTCAAATTAAAGAACCTGAATTAGCTTCTTCAGCTACACAAACTTATACAGCACAAAATGTACAATCAGATGAATTATTAACTGGTTCTACTATGGCTGAACCAACAGATGTAGCTACATCAACTATTACTGGTACTACACTTGCTGCTCCAACAACTGGAGTATCAACTCAAGTAGCAGCTCCATCTTCTTTAACATCAGCTCAAATGACAGCTCAAACAGGAACTGCTCAACAATCTACAGCACAAACAGGTAGTTTAAGTAGTGGTTCTCAAGTAGGACAAGTTACTGGAACATTAAGTGGAACAGCAACAGGTGATACAGCAACTCCAACTAGCTCAGCAGTAGCTCAAGCTGCACAAGGACAATTATCTTCAGGAGCATTAGCACAAGTTATTAGTGGAACTGCAGCAACAGTTAATGGACAAACAGCAACTTTACCTGCAGATATTCAAGCAGCAGTTGCAAGTAATCCTGCTCAAGTTACAGCTACAGTAGTTTCACAACCAACAGCAGTACAAGCTTCAATAGCATCATTACCAACAGATGCTTTAGTTTCTACACAGATTAATAGTTTATTAGATGGAATTGATACAGGACAAATTCCTACATGGGCAAGAGGTGCTGTTGAAAATGTTGAAAAGAATTTAGCTCAAAGAGGTTTAAGTAAATCTTCTATTGGTAGAGATGCTTTAGTAAATGCTATTATACAAAATGCATTACCTATTGCACAATCAAATGCTACAGCTTTACAACAAAGAGCATCACAAAATTTAAGTAATGAACAACAAGCTAGTGTACTAACTGCTCAGCAAAACTTTCAAACTCAATTAGTAAATGCTGAGAATGATATGAAAGCAAAAATGATGACAGGTCAATTTGCTCAAGAGTTAACTAAGCTTAATGCAATGAATAGTCAACAAGCTATCTTAGCTTCATCTAATCAACAACAACAAGTAAGATTAGCAAACTTAGCAAACTTACAACAAGCTGGTTTAACTAACGCACAGTTACAACAGCAAATGGGTTTAGCAAATTTAAATGTTAATCAACAAACTGCTTTAGCAAATGCTCAAACTACTGCAGGTATGGATGTTTTAAATTTAAATAACAATCAACAAACTGCAATATCTAATTCTAATTTATTTAGAACTTTTGAGTTACAAAATTTAAATAATAGTCAACAAGCTACTATGCAAAATGCTGTACAGTTAGCTACAATGGATATGGCAAATTTAACTAATGCTCAGCAAAGAGAAGTATTAAATGCTCAATCATTTTTAAAAATGGATATGACTAATTTAACTAATACTCAACAAGCTGAAGTATTGAATACACAAAATAGACAACAAGCAATGTTATCAGACCAGGCTGCTGCTAATGCTGCTCAACAGTTTAATGCAACAAGTGATAATCAAACTCAACAATTTTCACAAAGTTTAGCATCAACAATTAATTCTCAAAATGCTGCAAGAAATGATGCAATGACTCAATACAATATTAGTGAAGCTGATAGAGTAGCTGCATTAAATCAAAATAATAATTTAGAAGCACAGAGATTACAAAATACTTTAAATAGTCAAATTGAACAATTTAATGAACAATTAGATTATAATAGAAATCAATTTAATACTCAAAACTCTTTAGCTATAGAACAGGCTAATGTTAATTGGAGAAGAAATTTAAATACAGCTAATACTGCAGGAACTAATGCTGTTAATCAAGCTAATGCAATGAACGCTTTTAATTTAAGTAATCAAGGATTATCTTTTATATGGCAAGAAATGAGAGATGCAGCTAAATGGGAATATGAGTCAGCTCAAAATGCTCAAGAAAGACAAACTAATTTAGCTATTGCTGCTTTAGGAAATGAAGCTGCAGCAGACCAAGGTAGAGCAGATACTCTTAAAACATTAGGTGGATTTGCTATTGATATTTGGAGTAAAATTAAATAATTAAGTATTGACAATGGTCAATAATAGTGATATAATAGACATAATAAGGTTATATAGGAATTTTGTTAAATATAACATTCTTTCTGATAGAGATATAGCAAAACAAATTATTCCTTCTTTGTCGTTAAATCAATTTAATATATTTAAATATCCAACAACTGGTGTTGCATACGCATTTACTAACTGGGCTTATTTAAATAAAGATGTTGAAGAAAGATTTAAGAAAACAGGAGTTCTTGAAAATTTAGATTGGAATAGTGGAGATATTTGTTGGCATATAGAAACAGTAAATACTGCACCAAATAAATTAAAAGAAATATATAAATATACTGCAACAAGATTATCAGAAGACATAGGTGAAGATAAGTATTGTAACTGGATTCGAATGAATAAATCAGGTAAAGATATTAAGAGAATAAATAAAATGAAATTAAAAACAGCATTAAGAAAATTTAACTAAGGAAAAATAATATGGGAAGTATAGCACGAGTATTCAAAAAAGCAACTAAGGCAGTAACAAAACCTATAAGCAAAGCGTTTAAAGGTGTTGCTAAAGGTATTATGAAAGTTGGTAAAGCAACTATGAGAGGAGTAGCTAAATTAAATAAAAAGCTAGGACCTTTAGGTAGTATTGCTTTAGCAATTGCTATGCCTTATGCATTAGGTGGATTAAGTACAATGACAACTGCAGCTATGAATAGTACAAATACTTTTTTAAGAGCAATTGGTACTGTTGGTAATCAAATTAGAACTGGCTATCAAGCTTTTAATGCAGGTGTTAAAGGATTCGGTGGTAAAATAGGTGGAAAACTTAGTTCAATTACTAATTCTATTAAGCAAGGATTTTCAAACTTTGCTCCTAAAGGAAGTGGAAATATTTTTAGGTCTATATCTGATGGTGCAAAAAGTTTATACAATTCAGCTAAGAATACTGTAAAACAATTTACTCCTAAATTTAAAACTGCTAAATCAGGTAGTGTAGAATTTTATGGAGTTGGAGACCCAGGGGTAGGTGTTATGTCTAGTACAGATGCTGCTTCTGCTCTTCAAAGAGAAACATTAAAACCTTCTCAATTAGGTAAACAAGTATTAACTAGCGAAGGTGGTTTTTTCACTAAAGCAAATCCAATAGGAACTAAAGCAGATAAGTATATAACAGAAACTATTAACAATGCATATAAAAACAGATTAGATGGATTTGGACCTAATGCAACAAGAGTATTTACTGATGCTAAAGCTAGAGCTATAGATTTAGGAACATATACTAATGATGAAGTTATTGGGTCTTTTATAGAAAATAATATGGCAGCTAATCAAAATGTTGTTAATGACTTTGCTTTTCAAGCACCAGCAGGTTCGTCTCCTAATTATAAAATAACTACTGAAATAGCTGATTTAAGTAAAACAGGAGATTATCTTGATAATGGTCAAGGTGGATTTAGATATACTGGAGAAAAAACATTTAAGACAATTGAAGCACCTAAAACTAAAGTTTCTTCAGCAATTAAAAAAGGTATTTTAGGATTTAAAGATAAGTTACTTGCAGATACTCCAAAAGTTGAATCTAATATAGATATGACTTTAATGGGCAATATGACTAACGACTCTACTTTTGCTATGTCTAATTATAGTGGTACAGATATAAAAGGTACAGCAGGTGGTGAATTGATTGCAAAAGTTTTTGGCAATGATGCTTCAAACCTAGCAAAAACTTATTATAAAAATATGAATTTAGTAGGTTAATATAAATTAAAAGGAATTATGACAAAAAGTTCAGTAAACAAAGCAGGTAATTATACTAAGCCTACTTTAAGAAAAAAAATATTTAGTAGAATAAAAAGTCAAGCATCACATGGTACTAAAGCTGGTCAATGGTCAGCAAGAAAAGCACAAGCTCTAGCAAAATCTTATAAGAAAGCTGGGGGAGGATATAAATAATGTCTTTGGCTAAATCACAACAAAGTTTAAAAAATTGGGGAAAACAAAAATGGCGTACAAAATCAGGGAAGAAATCAAGTGTTACTGGAGAAAGATACTTGCCTTCTGCAGCAATAAAAAGTTTAAGTGCTTCGGAGTATGCAGCAACCACAAAAGAAAAGAGAAAAGCAAAAGCATCAGGTAAACAATTTAGCAAACAACCTAAAGGTATTGCAAAAAAAGTAAGAAAGTACAGAACATAATGGCAGAAAAAATAGAAAAGAATCAATTTGATGAAGTGGGTGTTAATCCTTTTAATGCTCCTGTTCCTGGAGAATCTTTAACAGCATCTCCTGATACTCCTAAAGCATGGGAAAGACCTCCTGAACTTACAGACCAAGAAGAAGCAATGGAAGCTGTATATATGGAATTAACAGAACAAGATACTTTAAGAAAATTAGTAACTGTTATTTCTGAAGGTATTGCTTTAGATGAATTAGCTCAAGTTATTTTATATAAAGGATATACTGAAGGAAAATTTAATCCTGATATGATGTTAAACTTAGCAGAACCTACAATATATTTATTAATAGCTATTGCAGATTATGCCGATATAAAAGATTATGTATTATATGATGGAGAAGAAGATGACCCTGATGGACAAATTCCTGATGATGATATTACTCCTGTTAATATGGATGAAGATGAAGTAGAAGAAAAGGTAAAAACAAAACCTGAGCCTACAGATAAATCAGTAAGTTCAAGTTTACTATCAAAAATTAAAACAGAACTACCTTCTAAAGTAGAGGAAGTTGTAGAAAAAGAAGAGGAAGATGTATAATGGGAATTAGTTTAAAAGATTTAGGAAGTTTTGCAACAGGTGCTATTGAAAGAGATAGAGAACTTACTTCAGAAAAATTTAAAATTAGAGCTGATGAATTAAAAGCTAATAGAGATATGATTATTGCTATGAAAAAAGATAAGTATGCTGCAGATATAGCTGAATATAAAAAAGAAAACGAAAAAGCAAAAGAAATAAAATCTTTAAATGCTACTGCTTTCAATGCAATGGAATCAGGTAAGGGTAAACTATCAGATGAAGCATATGCTAAAAGATTTTTAATGGCTGAAATAGGAGCTGATAAATATAAAAATCTTTTTGAAACAGATAAAGATGGATTTGATGCTATGATTGCAAACTATGCTTCTCTTGGTCCAAGAAAATATAATAATACTATTGATAGAGAATCTTTAGATACAAACTTTAAAGCTGAAGCAGCAGTTGTTGCTAAAACATTTGCCAATGAATTGGAAGCTGCAAAAGGAGATAGTTTTTTAATTAATAAAATATTAAGAAGAAAATCAAATGTAGAAAGTAATCTTTCTGATGTAGTTGAAGATAAAATTAATGCTTCTAAAAAAGTAGTAGATAGAGATGAATTAGATATTAATAAAATTCAATTAGCTGAAACTAAAAAAAGCAGAAGAAGTCCATCAAAAGAATATAATAGTACTTGGGATTCAGCATATAATAATATTGATTTTGATTTAGATGCTAAAAATAATAAATCATTTAAATATTTAAATAAATTTTCTAGTATAGGTGGAGCTAATGAAGGAAGTTTAAAATTTAATAAAGTAGATAGTAAAATTGAAGGACATAATGCTAACTCTATAGTAAACTTATTAGCTATGGAACGTATGTTTACTTCAATTAGAGATAGTAAAGATGCTGTAGGTGCTTATAATATTAATAAACAACCTACATCAATTAAGAAAAATTTTAATGTTGATACTGTGTTTAATGAAATGTCAAATCTTATTACTGAAGGTAGAGCCACAAACATTGATGGTAGCATACGTTCAGAGGGTACAAATAAATATGCTTTAACTGCTATTGTTCCTTTGTCTGTTGTAGGGATGGATGGACAAATAAAACTAGGCGAAGGTACTTTTAATATTAAAAAAGAAAAATTATCAATGAAAAATATCGCAGAAAATATGGGTGAGTTTATTAAAATAGAGGCTGCAAAAATTAATGATAAAAATATGGATAGTCAATCAAAAGTTTCTTCTATATATACTGAATTATTTGAAAATAATCCTCAAACTGTTAATGATTTTAAAAATTATTTATATGAAAAAGACCCAACAGTAAAAAAATTTTATGATAATCTTTTATTAGAAAAACAAAACACTTCTACGGAAACAAATACTACTGAAAATAATAATACAACAAATAGTAAACCAATAGAAAACAAATCAGTAGATACAGTACCTAAAGTAATATATAAAACTAAACAAATTAAAGGTAAAAAAGGTTTAGTCATTAATGGAAAATTTAATACTTGGGGAGCTATTGAAAAGGCTGACGCTGTTAAAGATTTACCTCCAGCTCAAAAAGCTGAATATGATAAATGGAAAGTAGAAGGAGACTTTAACACTTTTTCAGGTAATGCTAATACATCAGCTCCTGAAGTTAAACAATAAGGAGTTAAATGTCAAGTGAAATACTTACACCTCCAAATAATTTAGAGAAATTATATGGAATAAAAATCCCTAAAGAAGAAAATTTAGAATCTGTAGAATCTCAATCTACAACTAATGATATAGAACCTATTGAAAAACAAATAGAAACTATTCCTTTAAACAAAGAACCTTTAAAACAAAATAATTTAGATAAATTATATTCAAGTACTTCGAAGCCTGAAATATCTAATCTTGAAAAATTAGAATATGGTTGGGATAAAGAAAATATGGTACTTGGTAATTTGTTTCAAGTAGGTAAGGCTAAAGTACAAGATTTATTTGATGATGATAAAACTTTTAAAGATTTTATTGTTGAGAATGAAAAAAAAAGAATAGCAGACTTTGAGGAAGAACATTGGAAGTTTACTGATAAAGATAAAAAAGGTGGGATTGTAACTACAGGTTCAGTACTAGCAACTTTATTTGACCCTTATTATTTAGCTGGATATTTAAATCCAGTTAGTTTAGCTGCCATGACAAATCCTATTTCTTCAGCAACACTTAATGGTTTGTTGATTGGTGGAGATGTTATTATTGGAGATTTAGCAAAAACTGGTGAGGTAGATTGGGGTAAAGTTGCTGTTAGTTCTGCTACTGCTGCTACTATTGGAGCTGTGATTCCTATAGGTGGAAACATTATAAAAAAATTTGCACCTAACTTACTTAAAAAGGAAGCTGAATTAGTTACAAAATTTATTGATAATAAATTAGCAAAACAAAATAACTTATCTGTTTCTCAATTAAAAAAAATTCAAGTTGCTGCAAATAATTCAGAGGTTAAGGGTGCTACTCAACAATTAGTTAAATGGACTAATAACTTTGTTAGACCTATTGCTCAAGAGACAGGTAAATTTAGAGCATTAGAAAAAACATTATTAGAAAAAAGAAATGCATTAATTAAATTAAGAAAAGCAACAGGAAAAAATAAACCTAAAAAAAATGTACCTGGTTTGTTACCCCAATTATCTCCTGGAAAACAAATAATAAATATTAGAAATGAAATTATAGATGCAAAAAAAGCTAGTGAAGCTGCAAAAAAAATATTAATAGATAAACAGTCTAAAAAATTAGATGTATGGAGTGAATTAGTTGCTAATAGAAATGTAAAAATATTAGAAGCTTTAAAGAAAAATGAAACTACTTTTGATTGGGCAGTAAGAGGCTTACTATCTGCAACTGTTAGACCATTAGTAGGTGCTGGTATGGGTACTGTTGGTGGTATTTTATTTGGTGATGATGAAACTGATTTAATGTATTGGGCTGCTGGTGGAGCTGCTTTAGGACAAATGCAAAAATTAATTCAAAGAAGTTCAAAGTTTGGAAATAATTTAGAAAAGGGTAAAATTTTAAATATTATTGATAGAGAGTGGACTCAACTTCAAATGCAAAAAGTTAGAGATTTAATGTCAGGAACAAGTGCATCTAAATTAAATTCATATGGTGGGGCTACAGAAAAAATAAGTAAAATGTTATTTAGGGAGGTTGATTCTCCTGTTCAAGAAAAATCTGTGATAGCTGTTGCAGAACAAATGCAAAGATATTATAATAGAAAAATTTATAATATTACTAAAGGTTATACTAATGAAGAAGTTGCTGCTGCTGTTTCTATTAATAGAGGTAAACAATTAACAAAAGAAACTCCTACTAATGTAGAAAAATTATCTAAAGACTTAAAAAATTATATGGAAGAATTTAAATCTTTATATAATGATTCAGGTTTTTATTCTAAAAAAGAAATACAAGATTATTTTCCTAGATTATTAGATTATGATGTTATTAAAAAAGATGAAAAAGCTTTTTTAAAAACTGTACAAGGTATTTATGAAAGTTTAGGTACTAAGGGTACTGTTGCTTCAGGACCAAATAAAGGTAGATTAAAGTCTGAAGTTGCAGCAGAAAATTATTATAATGGGCATAGTACTGCAGGAGATACTGTTCTTAATGCTAGTGTCTTGTCTGAAATTATGGCTGGTAAAAAATTAACAAGTAAAAATTTTATCAGAACTCCAATATCAGACCATATAGATAAGGAAAGAGCTTTAATAGGACCTTATAAATTAGTTGAAGAAGTTTTAGAAAAAAAAGGTTACTTAGTAAATGATGCTAATGCTATCTTAAGTAATGTTGTAAATGATTCAGTTAAATCTATAGCGTTTGCTAGACAATTTGGAGTTAATGGAGAACTACTTACTCCTTTAATGCAACAAATAAAAAGCAAATATACTAAATCTAATTTATCAAAAGAACAATCTACAAATGCAGCAGCTCAAGAAATAAAATTAGTTTCAGAAAGTATTGATGCATATTTTGATAGATATGGTAAAGCTATGACAGGTGCTGCTAAATCTAGTGCAAGTATTTTAGCAACATTAGGTAATTTAAATATGTTAGGTAGGGTTACTATATCATCTTTAGGTGATATTGTTCAACCTTTTCAAAATTCTTCTAATTGGAGAAGTGTTATTAAAGGATTTAAAGATACGGCATTAAAAAATAAAAATGAAAAAGGAGTAGCAAAAAATTTAAATCAAGATATAGATAATGCTATTGCAACTAGCTTAGCAAAATCGGCTGGATTTAAAGGTAATACTGTTTCCTTAAATACTGCTGGAGCTGAAGGAAAAAATCTTTTATTAAATCTTGGATGGGTAGGTAAAACTCCCACACAAAAAGTTAATAATATTATGTTTAAAGCATTAGGTTTACAATGGTTAACTGGATATGCTAGACGATTTGCATATAATACTGCTGCTGCAGATGCTTATTATTTATCTAAAACTTTTAGTAAGTTAGCAAAAAATAACAATTTAAATAAAAGACAAGCTAAACAAACTAAATATTTTTTAGAAAATAATTATGGTATTAAAGCTAATCAAGCATTAAAAATTGGACAAACAAAAAACTTTGATGAAGCAATTAAAATTGGTTCAAATAAAAAAGCTTTAAATCAAGCAGGTATTATAGGTTCAAATAGAGACGCATTAATACCTCAAGTATCTAATAGATTATTATTTACACAAAGTAATAATCAATGGGTAAGATTAATGGGTCAATTTTTATCATGGGCTATGGCTAAATCTGCACAAACTAATAAACTTTTAATGAGAATGGAAAATGGTAATGCTAAAACTTTAGTTAAAACTTTAGCTGTTTTACCTATTTATAGTGGTGTGCAATCATTAAGAGAAATAGCAAAGTATGGAGAAGTTGTAACAGATTATGATGCAAACAATAATAGGTGGTGGGCTGAAGGAGCAAGACTATCAGGTATGTTTGGTTATTTACCTGAGTTAGTTGCTAATAGATTTATTGGTCCAGGTTCAAGAGAACCTTGGTATTTATTTCCTCCTGCTGCACAAATTTTATCAGCACCAGTTCAAGCAGCACAGGCTTTATGGGATGGAAAAACTGATAGAGCAATAAGAATTGTAAGTGAAAGACTTGCTCCTTTTCCAAATTGGAGAAACACTTTTAAAAGATTATTTTTATCTGATAATAGAAGTATATCTACTTCAGGTAGTGGTACTACAGGAAATCAAATAATGTTTTCAGTTGGAGGGGTTGTAAAAAGAAAAAAATTTAATCAAGGTAATGTGGTAGAACAAGAAGCAAAAAAAGCTGCAGAACCTATAATAGAAAATAATAATAAAACGGAGAAGGAAATGAATGTAAAAGATACAGTTAAAGCTGCTGTGGTTGCTGGAGCATTAACAACAGGCGTAAATGCTGAGGTAAATAAAGCACAAGATAACTTTATCTTACCTAAAGAGAAACCAAAAGTAGAAGTAGTACAAAAAGAAAAGACTAAAGATTATAGTAAGTTACCAGCACTAGCAGAAGANAAAAAGAAATTCTTAATAGATAGTGCATCAGTAATTTATCAGAACAATAAAGGTAGAGATGTACCTGATGATATATTATTAGCAATAACTTTAGAAGAAACTGGTTATGGTACAAGTAGATTCTATAAAGAAGGTAATAATTATTTTAATATGGTTGCTGAAAAAGGTGATGATAGAATTAAAGCAATGGGTGATAACACACAAGTTGCAAAATTTAAAGAACCTTCAGAAAGCTTAGATAAATTTTATAGCTGGGTCGATAATAAACCACACTATAAAAATGTAAGAGCAACAATAGAAAAATATAAAGCAGGGGAAGCTACTAAGTCAGATATTATTGATGAGATAGCTAAGACAGGTTGGGCAGAAAATCCTAATTGGTCTAAGAATGTTAAAGCAATATTAAAGGCTAGAGTAAATGGTAAGCACTCAGAAGAATTAAACAACTTAAAGACTTCATTATTTGAGGAGAAAGAATAATATGTTACCTTATAGATTATTATTTAATATAGGTTCTAAAGCTGTTGGAACTTTTATGCAAAGAAGAAAAGAGAAAAGTGAAAGAAAGCACAATATTGCTTTACAAGAAATGGCTACAGGAAATGAAAGAGCAAAAAGAAATGGCTCTTTATTTTTAGACTTAGTGCTAGGTAGTTTTATACTTGCACCATTAGGAATTTTAGGATATGCTACATTTTGGGGAGACCAAGAGATGTTAGCTAAAGTAGAATTTTATTTTGAACAACTTAAAAATATACCTGAGACTTATCTTTGGTTAATCTTTATAGTTGTTGGTGGTAATTATGGAATATCAGTTACTAATTTATTAACAGGAAAGAAGTTTAAATAATAATGGACTCTGACTATGCTCAAATTTTTAACAAAACTTTGGAACAAGTATATCGAATGGTTATTTGATGGATTCTATGAGGAAAAAAACAATGAAAAAAATAAAAACAAAAAGTAAACTAGAGTGGTTTAAAAAGAATATAGTTATTGTTCCTGTTGTGGCAGCAATTATAGCTGGAACATTTACATCTGTAAGATATGTATTATCTTTAACAGATACTATTACAGCCAATCAAGAAACTATTCTTAAGTTAGAAGAAAAAAATAAAGTAGCTGTGGCAGATATTTACGACCTTAAAACAAGACTTGCAGCAGCCGAAGCCACTTGGACAATGGCAGAAAATTTATACAGACAATTAGCAGATACAGTAAGAGACCATACCTATGACCTTAAAGACCTTACGAGATAATTTATTATGGATAGTATTTTTTTTATGTATAGTAACATATGCACAAGCTAAGAATGAATATTTAAATGATGGTAGTTATGCTTGTGAAAGAGGTACATTTGAACCTTACGCAGAAATGAATCAAAGAGATTACAAATCAGGTACAAGTGATGAATGGCAAGACCAAAGAGTAGGTTTTAGATTTCGTATGCCTTTAGGTGCTACCTGTGATGATGAATATATTGCAGAGCAACAAAAGAAACAGAAATTAAAAACTCAACTTGAACTTATAAAAGAGTGTAAAAGAATACCAAAAATTAGTCCACCACCTGTAGAATTTGCAGAACTATTTAATATGTGTAATAAATTAGGTGTTGTAGGAGTAGTAGAAAATAAACAACCTGATGGAAGACATTGGGATAATTTAAAGATACAATATTTAAAAGATAATCCTGATATTGTAATAATGGAACAGGCAATGCCAAATGAAAATATCAGATAAAACAGAAGTAGCTATGCCAGTTAAAAATATGATTGGTATTGTTGTCGCTGTAGCTATGGGTGTGTTTGCATACACAGAAGTAACAGCTAGACTTACATCTTTGGAAACATCAAGAGAATTATTTCAAGCAGACTTGCTTAAAAAAAGTCATCAGAAACCAGTTGACCAAGAACAGTTTATGTTAATTGAAAGTTTGTTTGAGGATGTAGAAAAACTAATTAAAAATCAAGAACAAAACATGACTAACAAAGTTAACATAGAATTTTTAAAACAACAGTTAGAAAAAACTTTAGCTGATGTAGAAAAATTAAAAGACAAAGTTAGAAAGAATGGTAATGGACACTAAAAAAGGTAAGAAACATGATGGAAGGTCTCGACCTACTAATCAAGCCTATAAGAATGGATGGAATCATATCTATTTAAACAGGGTTTTAAAAAAAGAAGTTGAGATAGGTCGTAATGGAACTCAAGGTTATATGATTACTAAGGGTAAAAACAAGGGTACAATAATATGATTGAAACAGTAGTAGCTTTATTGATGATTATTAATCATGAGATTAAAGAACATAGAATACAACCTAGTATGTCTGAATGTTTAAAAGGTAAACGAGTTGCAACAAGAAATAGTAAACCTCATATAGAATATAGATGTATTAAATCTAAAGCTGAAGTAGAAATTTATGTAGGTGAGAAATCAATTAAAAAATTAATTTTAGAATAATGGGAAAATTTGAATTAGTATTATTAATATGTTCTATGGTTGCACAAGAATGTGCTGAACCTAAATCACAACCACATTTATATCAAAGTCATTTTGATTGTGCTGCTGCAGGTTATATCCGTTCATTAAAAGAATTGCATACACTTGAGGAAACTGATGTTAATAATTTAAAGATTGTTGTATCGTTTACTTGTAAAGAATTAACAGAATCCTAAGCTAAATACTTTGCAATCTTTTCTAAAAGAATATGCAAATCCTCAAACTTAACTTTAGCTTCTCTCAACATAGCACTTATTATACCTGAGTTTTGTTTCTTAAAATGTAAATGAACTTTATCTTTAGGATATAAAGAATGTTCTGTAATAAATTGTCCTTGATTATTTATAATCAATTTAAATACAGCTAAATCTGCTTCCCTTTTTTTAACTCTCTTGCTAGTCTTTTTTATTTTTCGAGGTATCTGCATTTTGCTTTCTCAATAAATCCATTAAAAAATCATCATCACCTTTTTCAGATTGTAATTTAGTCATGGGTTTTTCGTTGTTCGTATAAACTTCTAATGTTTGAATACGAGTAGGATTAGTCATAAATACAGGAAACTTAGGATTACCTCTTACTTTTACCATAAAGAATCCATCTTCAGCAACACCAAAAGTTTCTATATTTTTTATATCTAAATCATTTGAGCCGACTAAACAAACTCTTAAATTGTAAATGGGTGGGGTTGAATTAATTTGTTTGCCACCCATATCGTAAATTTTATTTACCATTATTATCCATCACTATCATCAATTAAACTATCAATACTTTCAGTATGTATCTCATTTAATTTTTCATTGTTTCTTTGTATCTTCTTTTTTAAATGGTCTTTCAAATCATCTATCTTTACATATAACATTTTATCTATTGTAGGATTTATTCCATACATAGGTAAATCATTTAGTGAAGATATAATTCTTCTAAACCCTCTTGCTCTTTTTTCTAGTTGTGTTATTTGTGATTCATTTATCATAGTCTCTCTCCAATATCATTTCAAGATAGTGAATAGCTTTTTCAATATCTTTTCGTTTACCTTTATGAGGATGCCTACAAATATATTTAATTGCATTACCCTCTGCAAATTGTAAATTATTTTCATTAATAAATTCTGCAGGTTGTATCGCAAAAGATTTATAATGACTTCCATCCACTTGTTTATTAAGTGAATCATATGTCATGCCTTTAAATAAATCTTTACTTGTCATGTTTGATAGGTCCTTCTTCAATCATCTTATGTCTTCTTAAATCTTTTTCTGTTGGTTGAAGTGTATCATTCAATTGGTCATATGTCAACAACGGATTCTTTTTTAACTTCTGTACTATCCATTTATAAGACCAAGGTTGTAACTTTAATGTAGTACCTTGCCAGTAATGAGTCTGAGGAGGCATCAATGTAAATATATTTTTTACATTTACCTTAGCTTGTTCTTTTTTATTTAACAATCCTTTTAACCATACAACAAGAAACTGCTCTGCTTTCCTTCTTATCTTACTCATTTTTTTTGTGTTCATTCTGTTTCCTTTTTTTGATGAAAGACTTCATACCAAGCATTACATCCATCACATTGATACATACTAACTATTTTATGTTCTGACTCAGGATAAGTGTCTTCGGTATCATAATCATTATTCCATCTTACTTCTGTCTCACAATAAAAACATTTCATTTTGGTTCATATAACATATAAGTAAGTGTTAACTCTTGATTCTCAAAAATATCTTCTGTGGTTTGTAAGTACCATTTGTTTCCTTTTAATACTCTTACACAATTAGATTTTTCAGAATGATTAATGAAGCTACCAAGTGCTAATCTATATAAAGTACCTTCAACTTCTATATGTGATATACCTAATTCAGTATCTTTTCTAATTTCTTTTGTAGCAAACAAACCTAAACCATGAATCCAACTAGGTCTTATAGTACATTGAAGTGGTAAAGGTTCGAAAGATTTATCAGGCATATTTTTTATTATATGTTTTTAACTCATTTTCAAACTTAGATGTTATCTCATCTACATTAGGTTGTTTATTTACTTCTGCTAGGTAAACATTCTTACTAGCATATTTAAATATTCGTAAACCTTTTCCCTTATTACTATCTTTATAACATTCAAACTTATGATTACAGAATTGACAACCAATTGCTAATTCTTTATTACCTGCTTTAGTATTACTTAATGGATAACATTTTTCTTCAGGTGGTTCTTTCTTCTCTAATGTATCTCTTAAAGTTTTAATCAAATGACTAGCATTAGGTTTAGCTAAATCATCAGGCTGATACAAACATATATCACCTGACACTTTATCTATAACAAGGAAAGCACCTTTCTTTGTACCTTCAGCTTGTTCATATCCTGCTATCTGTGCATGATAACCAAATGGGTCATCACCTAATAACTCACCTGACTTAAATTTTTTAAATCCAAATGATGAGGCTGATTTAACATCACATATTTCTCCATCTATTTTACTATCTATATGTCCAGTAACACCATCTATCTCAACTTTCTTTTGTTGGTCTTCAATTTTATGTCCTGACAATTCAGCTAAAAATAAAACTAAATGTTCTAGTATATGTCCGTATAAAAATTTTAAGTTAAGACTAGCATCTCCAGCTAAGTATTTTTTAGGACTAAACCTATCATACCATAACTGTCTAGGTGGTTTACCTAGTACTGACATTCTTAACATTCCTTGTTTTTTTCTATCAGGGTTGTTCCAAGCTAACATAGCTTCTTTAATATTGTCAAGAAACTTATTCATCTGACTATCTGAAATCTTAGCTGACTTCCCTTTAGAGATATTTTCTATTAGCTTTTTAATATCAGTAGCTAAAGTAGAAATATCTTTAGTGTGTTTCTGACCAGTTGTTTCCAATTTTATATTCTCCATTTAATGGACACCGAACATTTAATAAATCTCCTGCATCCCTGATTGATTGTACTGCAAGTCTTCCAAATTCGTCTGCTCTATCTGATTGAACTTCATATTGAAATTCATCATGAACATTCACAACTGGGAAGGCTCTGATTCGTTTAGTTATAACATATTCTTCTAGCAATGTCAACGCTTTTTTCATAACACAAGCACCTGCACCCTGCAATAAAGTATTTAAAGCTGCGTGAGGATGTCTTATAATTATTTTTCTTTGGTCGATTCCTCTGACCCATCTACGTTGAGCCACTCTTTCCACTTTTTCTCGTAAGCGTCTAAGACTTGGTGTTGCTCTAAGAAATTTTTCTTTAATTCTTTCTCCATCTCTTTCCGAGCCTCCAATGATAGAGCCGATTTTTCTATTCCCTGCCCCATATATGAAAGCATAGATGAAAGTTTTAGCCTCATCTCTTGATTCCAAACCAGCAGCAATTTGATTTGATGTGTGTATATCTCCATTAATGACTTCATTTATATAATCCTTATCGTTCATGTAGTGTGCCAACATCCTTAACTCTAAGCCTGATGCATCCACTCCTACTAATTTATAGCCCTTATCTATTGTCCACAACCCCCTACATTCTTTTCCATAAGGAGAGTACACAGCAGGAACTTGAGCCATATTGGGCGATTGATGACTCATCCTTCCTGTAATTGTACCATTGGTAATTACTTTGCCATGTACTCTTCCGTCTTCTCTAACTGCTTCAATCCAGGAGGAAACTTGGGCGATTCTTTTTTGAAGCATTAGAAACCTGTTAATTAATTTAGCCTCAGGAATATCTTTTATTTGAGATAAAACTTTTTCATCTACAATGATATGTCCTTTGTCTGTTTTCTTTTTAGGTTTCCAACCAAGCATAACTAATCTTTCTGCTATCTGTTGTCTTGAACCTAAATTAAATTCTTTATGTTTTACTTTAATAAATGGTACTCCTTTAACATAACCTCTTGATTTGTTATTTGACTTTGGTATAAACTCTTCTTCTAATCTTAGAGGAGGAAATGTTTTTCTAACTTTTGTAGTTAGGTCATTCATATCTTCTTGAAACTTAGCTTGTAATCCGTAAGCATTTATAATATCTAACTTAAATCCTTTATCATGTTGAGTCTGTATTATTCTAGCAACATCATGTTCTAACTGTACTGACTCTCCAAAATCTGCAATCTTTCTTATTAGAAATTTATAAAGTCTTTCAGTTAATTCAACATCATTCCTACAATACTTTAACATATCATCTGAAAGATATTCAAACTGTTCAAACTCTATCTTAGCTTGACCTAGTTTAGTACCCCAATTTTTAAGAGAATGTCCACCATCTATTACTGGGTTTAATAATCTTGATAACACTAAGGTATCTGTAATCTTACAATTAGTAAACAAATCTTTACCAAAAAATTTATTAACTACTGGTACATCAAAGCCTATTATATTATGTCCAATAAATTCCTTAGTCTCTTTAGCAAACTCTTCAAACCTGTGTAAATTTTTACCATCTGTAAATTGATAATAAGTCTTATCATGTTTACAGATGATACACCAAATTTTATCTGCGTTGAGAGTAGTCTCTATATCAAAAACTACCTTATCAAATTTCATCTACTTCAACCTCTTTCAATCTACCTGTGTCAGCATCATAACGTAAATCACAACATGGACCAGTTAATCCTGCAAATCTATTCTTCAATACTCTTACTCTTGTTGTATTTCTAATATCAGGGTCATCATTCTGAGCATCTCTCTCTAAACCAATTACCATATCAGATAATTGTCCTATACTTGCTGAGCCTCTTAATTGTGATAGAGATGTCGCAGCACCCTCTTCATGTCCTTTTCCATCAGGTCTTCTTAGATGTGATACAACTATCATAGCAACGCCTGTCTCTTGTACAAGTGTTCTAAGTCTAGTCATAATTTCATCTAATGCTCTTCGTTCATCTCCATGACTTTGGTCTGATACTATAATACTAACGTGGTCAATTATAATGTACTTACAATCTAATCCTTTAGCTAAGTATCTAACTCTTGATACAATATTATCAATAGAGTTTGAGCCAAAATGGTCAAACATAAATACTCTGCCTGTACCTACTGTTGCATCAAAGTAAGTCTTCATCTCTTCTTTACTTACATGAACATCAGGTAAATGTAATCTTTGATTTGCCTCAATACTCATCAAACCTTTAGAAGTTATTACTGGTGTTTCTTCTAACATTAACAAACCAATATTATCTTCTGTTGATTTAATCATATGATGTACTACTTCTCTCATCACTTGAGTTTTACCTAAGCCACTTCCTGCTGTAAATGTAATTAACTCTGATGGTCTAATACCATAAGTAATTTTATTCATACCCTCAAAAGGATATTGAACAAATGATTTTAAATTTGGTTTAGTTATAGCATCAAATAATATATTAGCATTTATAATTCCATCAGGAGCATATAGTTTTGCATCCCAAAATGCTTTAGTATATATTTGTATTTTGTTTTTTTGTAAACAATCTGACGCATCTTTATATCCCTCAGGTAAATGAAGTATCTTACATTTTCCAGGAGAAAATAACTCAGCTACTTTCAAAGCACCGACACGACCTTGCTCATCATTATCAAAATTAATTATTACATTATCAAATTTTTCTAACCAATCTAAACTTCCTTTAATATCTTTTACTGCTGATGTAATACCATTCTTAATACTAACTACTGGAGTTTCATATCTATCTGTCTTAAACATTTGATAAGCTGATAAACAATCTAACTCACCCTCAGTTATAATTATATATTTATTTTTAGAGAATAGATGTTCACCAAACAAACCTGATACTTTAGTATTACCTTGTAAACTAAACTCTTTTAACTTTGTGTATCTAGTTTTTGTTGCTATCTTTGCACCTTGCTTATCATGGTAGGGGTAGTAATGATTTGTTATAGTACCCACACTATCCATTTTAACTGTAACACCATACCTTTTACAGGTAGGTTCTTTAATATTTCTATCTACAATTTCTGCATAGTTAGATTGTTTGAGATAATCTTTTACCTCATATTCATTCGTTGATTTTGTTGATTGTATTTCTTGTGTTTCCATATTGTATTCCTTTATATGTTCTTGACATGAAAAACAATATGCTGACCCATCCTTGTTCATTGAAACTGCATCACTACTAGAACATAGTGGACAAGGCAGGTGATATTTTATAAACCCATTGTTGTTTGTTTCCATTGTCGCCCTCATTATTTGTTATTGCATAAAAAAAGGAGAGGCAATCATTTTACTAATCGCCTCCCCCTCGGAGTAAGAAAATGAATGGTATAAGTTATTCATTCTCGATTGATGATACTAAAAATCTTCCTTGATGTCAACACCATTCTCAGATTTTTCTACATTAAAATCTTCTCTAGGTTGATACTCAATAAGGTCAACAACCTGTACTGCTTGTAAATCTAAGCCTGTACCTGTCTTACCTTTATAATTCCAATCATATGATTTATACATAACCTTTACTTTACTACCATTACCTACTATCTTATCTAATGGTTTCTTTTCTGCATCAACTAATGTTGGTTGAGAGTTTCTATCTCCGTTTGCTTTAGAGACTTTTCTTTTAAAAGTTACAAGGTTACTAACTGTCTTGTCTTCTATAACAGACTCTTTTAAATTAACACCTTTACTCTTAAACTCTTCTGCATCCTTATCAGATAAGGCTACATCTACTCTCCACATTGGTTCGAATTTTTCGTTGGGTCTCGTGATTGAAGCCCAGTATGCTGTTCCTTCTACTATTGCCATTTTATATTTTACCTCTATTTATATTGTTATTTATTTTATGATGAAATATTAACACAATTATTCTTCCTTGTCAACAATTATTTCTTCTTCTTTTTTTAAGACTTCTTCAATCTTCTTGTTGATTGTGTTTTTTATATCCTCTTTTTTCTTAGCTTTTTTCTCTACCTCAGCTACTCTTTTGCCTAAGTTTTCTACATCAGAGTTAGCCTGTTCCAACTGAATTAAAAGTTTCTTAATTCTACCATCCTTTTCTTCTGATAATCTAATTAAGTCTTGCTTCTCATCAGTTAAATTTTTTAACTGTTCTTTGTACGCTGATATTAATTCTCTGTTACTCATAATTTTTATAAACTATAGCACCTCTCATTAAAGATTTCTTTAATCGGAATGACTACACATTTACTAGCCCTATAATCTCCTATGTTTTTAGTATGTGTCTTCTTATATTTCTTCACAATCTTTTTTAAAGTTGTTACTCTAAACACTAGCATACAATATTCTTTCTTCTGTTGTTCAAGAATATGAAACCACCACTTAGCATCTGTCTTATCAATGCCACTAGGTTTACCTCTATACTCATATTCAATTGCTATGTTACCTGTTTTTCTCCACCAACTTCGTTCAGTTTTGATTTCTACTTTATCATTACTTAACAATTCGGCTACTCTTTTCTCTCTGACTTGACCATACTTTAAATCAATATCAAATTTAGAAGTATTATTTAATTTCATTTTACCTTTCATTTTCAAATTTACAAAGGTATTCAATTAAAAATTTATTAAGATTTTTAAATTTAAATAACTTCTTAATGTTAGCCTCTTTTATTTTTTTAAACATCCTACAAACAAAATGAGGAGACATATTTGCATTAGAACAAACATCAACAAAGTAACTATCTTTAGGGTTAAACCAATCATTAGCTTCATCTATTATTCTTTTTCTACTCATACCCCATGCATGAATATCTGTATCAAGTGCATCCATTATTGCTCTTACAATAACACTACGCCATAACAAAATTTCAGGTGTTATGTAATAGCCTTGTCCTTTACCCTCCATCTGAGAGTTTACTGTGTTATTATTTTGTATCATTTTATATCTGAGAATTTTATAGAAGTTTGTTTTACTTTACCTATCCTCTTTTCATATTCTTTTTCTGTTAACTCTTCAACTGTATTTCTACTTTCCTTAACATCCTTAGATGATATTGTAGCATTGTCTGTAAACTTTAATTTTTGTTTAAGTTTTTCTTCATGCTTTACATCAGGATGATAGTCGTCTATACACATATGTATAGTTACATAGGTTTTCTTTAAATAAAACTTACTCATTCTCGTATTCCTTTATTATTTGTATCGCCCTTGCATGAGCAGGATGACGTTTGATATATCCCTTCCACTCCATATAACATAAAAGATTAAATATACCACTCTTTGATTTAACTTCCATATGAGTTCTCATATCATCAAAGGTAGGCATAAACTTATTTTTCTTAGCATATGTTTTTAGAAAAGAATATAGTTTGTATTGTTTTTTTGTTAGCATACATTATTGTAATCATTAGCCAAATCTTCTATTTGTTTTTCAAGTTCTTTTATTCTCACTTGTAGTTCACCATTTTGTTTTTGGTGTACCTTACTAATTGCTTCAAGATTTTTTATTCTTAATTCTTGTTCTGCAATTATTCTTTCCAAGTCATTAGAGCCTTTAGTTTTCTTAGCCTCTTGTACTGTTTCAAGAATAGATTTTAAATAGGTATCAACCATTAGTACTAAAACTTTCTTCTGTTCTCACTACATCTTTTTCTCCTAAACTATATGAAACAGATTGCTCGAATAAATAATATTTATTTCTATCATATTCTTCTGTCTTCATCATAAGTTTAGCATAAGCATCTGCATCTTCTCTTGTTGCAAATCCTTTTTGTGTATAGAAAGTAGTCTGTCCATCTAACTTTGACATAACTATATATCTATTTGCATTTACATTTTCTTTTTTCCCAAACATTTATATCCTCCTATTTATCTTCTTTAATTTTAACAATTAATTCAACTGTTGTACTTGAATGTTGTGAGATAGTATCTTCAAACTCATCTATTAAAGGTAATAATTTTTTTAAATTATTACTTTCATTTATATCAAGTGTATTTTCTAATTGTAAATTACTGCCCCTCTTACCATTTTTCCAAGGGTAAGTATAGTGTTCAACTTTAGTTTTACTTACGTACATTTATATCCTCCTAGTTTCTTTTATTAACAGTTCATTAGCAAACTGTGATTGTTTCTTTTTTCTTTTTAGATTTTTACTAAATAATTTAAGGAAATAATTATATGTAAATATAGTATAGTTTATTTTCTTACCATTTTTTTTCATATGTTATCTCCTTAATTCTTTTATTGTACTGATGCTTTAATATCTCCTTGGTGATTGTAAGTGTTGGGTTAGGTGTTAAACTTTTTGAACATCCTGACAACATAAACATTACAAGTACTATTAAAAATATTAATCGCATTGTTCTTTGGTTGGTTTTAATCCTGTGTCCTTATCATACAACCATACATATGAATAAGCAACATCTCCATTCTTATCTAAACATTTTTTACCTAAACTTAATCTAGGGTTTTGAATACTTGAACACCCAATTAAAGTTATTGATATTAAAATTATTAATATTGTTCTCATTTATTCTCCTTGTTAAAGATTATCTTATCACACTTAATAAGATAAGTCAAGTATTAATTTATAGTTTTTTCTTTACACATACCACTCTCAATTAAACCTTTGGCTGTTCTTCCAAACCATCCTTGTAAGTGCCAACAAACTCCTGTGTCTATCAGGTATTGCCAAGCCCCTAGTTCTTCTTCGGCTGTTCTTGCAGGTATATATCCCTCACAAATTCCTACTGCTGTGTGAGTATCATATATCATTTCTCTTTGTAGTTTCATTTTTTTATACATCTTGTAGTATTGTACCTCCTGTTTGTCTAAGAAACTTGTTCTATTATAAATAGGTTTCTTTAGTTTAATTCTTCTAGCCATTACTCCTCCATTATATCTTTTATCTTAGCAAGTTTTTCTTGTTGTTCATTCAAATCATCCCATACTCTTCTCTCATTTTTATTTTTACTGCGAATATAATGGTATAAATCCATATCACCAACAGTAATAAACTCACTTTTACTTTGAGAGTATTGTTCTTTATCTAAATGTTTTACTATATCCTCAGGTACTTTGCTCTCACCTATTAACTCAATTAACTTTATTACTTTTCTCAACTTCATTTGTTTCCTCCTTTAAATAATGTTTAATTATTTGTTGTGATGTTTTAATTCTTTTAGACGTTACAAGAAAAGGGATAATAGATTTACACACTTCGTAACATTCCTCATTCAAAACCACCCACATTTTTTGAGGTTTAGATAATGTTCCCTTGCTTGTTACTCTTGGTTTTCTATAATAAATTTTACCTCCGAATATTTCTTTTAATAATTCAATAGGTTTAAAATCTGTATTACAAACTTCCATTCTTATTCGTTTGTATGGTTTAGTTTTATATTGAATATAACCTTCACCATCTACAAAACCTCCTGCCCATACAAACATATTATTTATGTTGCTTATCATTCTGCAATCCCTCTATCATATTCTTTTTTATTTTAAACCCACCACTTGTATTCCACAATCCATGAGTCTCTCCCTCTGTCCAATCCATATGGTCTGCATCAAGTGATTTTTCATACGCATCATTCTTATTCTTAGCTTCTATGTCTAAGTAATAAGGTACTGTTTCATATCCCCATACTCTATATTTATTCATCAGTAGTATCATCTCCTCCATATTCTGTTTGAACATCATCTCCTATTTCTGTACCAGTAAACTTAACAACAGCCCCATCCTCTTCGTATGTTGCATCATCTACTAAGTCAACTGCACAAGCCAAGTCTGTTATCTCTCCTCTACTTAATCTTTTCTCACTTTCAATTTCAAAATTTCTACAATCTTGTGAGTACTCCTCATAAGTATAGAAGTATTTTTTCTTAGGCATTGGAACATCTGCGTTCCTATATTCTTCTTCCCTTGTCATTGGTTTCATATGCTCAGCATCATCAGGGTTAACATCATCAGGATGTAACTCTTCTGCGTACACATCTAAGTTCCCAAAATCAAACGTATCTACTATCTTATCTTTTGCTTTTTGCTCATCTTCTGCATCAACTATACTTGTCTGCGTAAGTATTACTTTATATCTAATCATCTATCCTCCTATATTTTTATTTTATTATTCAACTACTAAAGTAAATGGTTTAGGTATCTTATGTTCTCTACCTTTATAATCATTTGCATTTGTAAAGGTATCAAACAACTCTACAAAATCATCAACTTTTTTTTCCATTCTTTTACTTAAAGATAATGCCTCATCATCTACATAAAGATAAGTTATATCTTCTTTTTGTACAGAAACATTTAAAGTATTATATGCTTCTTGTAATGCTAAAGCAATTGCACAAGTATTTTCATCACCTCTCCCACCCATCTTTATATCTTCGCTTGTTATATCTATTAATCTTCTCATCTATCCTCCTATATTTTAGTTCCAAATACTGAGTACTCTTCCTCAGGTTCATCATCCATATAATGAAACTTAATTCCTACTGGTGGTTTAGGTTTCCTCTCAGGAAAATGTTCATCAAACTCTTTAAACCATGCGTCAAAATCATACTCAATTGTTTCATTAAACTCTTGCTTATAACCCTCTTCATCCATACCCCATCTAATATTAAGAGTACATCCCTCAATACTAAAGTCTTCTAGTGTTGCATCTGCCCATCCATCTTTATAAAACGCATCACTTCTAAAACACTCTGCAACATAATCGCCCCACTCTTTTAAACTTTCCTCACTCCATACTCTTTTTAATTTCTTAACATCATAATAAAAACTAGCCATTATTTATTCTCCTCTTTTATATCATATAAATACTTAGGTTCAACATCATATAAGGGTTCAGCTATCCAAGAATGGTCTCCATCATATTCATAAAACTTTTGTTCTCCCTTTTCATTTTCTTTAAACAAAACAACTCTCCATATTTTAGTTTCTAACTTATCCCAGTTTGTTTTACTCATTATCTATCTCCTCATCCTCATCAGGCTCAGCAGGTTCATACCATTTACTTGCTAAGTGGTCATTGTTATCATAAACATCTGCCTCAATATCCCCTGCTATCTCAGGTATATTAAACTTATGTGTGTCATACCCTGCTTTTTTACATCTACTTATAAACTCATCCGATACTACACTTCCACTTGCCATATAAACACCATCACCCATCTCGCCACTTGCATATTCTTTATAACAATCATCAGCTATATCAAATATTTTTTGAGGTGTATCTTTATACTGTTCTGTTTCCATTATATCTTCCTCTTATTTTTACCAGTTAATACATAAAGGTAACCCTTTTCATTAAGTATTATTTCTTTTTTTAAATACTTAATCATATCTATTGCATCATCATAATCCCAAGCCAGTATTCTTATAGCTTGTGTATCTGTCTTGAATAGATACTCTGATTTTATTTCTTTACTCATTCATCCTCCTTATTTTGATTGATACTCTTCTTCCACATCCTCAAACACTTGCTTAACAACTTCATCATTAACTAAGTAAGGGTTTGAATTATCATTAAAGAAATATTTGTTTTGTAATATAGCTTTAACTTCTTCTAACTCTACGTCTCCTCCTCTGTTAGAAATAATATCTTCTACTTCTTCTTTGACTTCTTCAATGGCTTGTTTAACTTTTCCCATTCTTGTATCTCCTTATCTTTTATTTTTAGATTTTCTTTTAAGCCCTCAACTTTCCAATTTTTTTCTATCATTAATTGTTTCATAGTTTTCTTTTCCATTATACTATCCCCCAAAATTCAAAGTCATCTTCCAATTGTTCAAGTGCTTTGTCTCTACCCATATCTTCTTCTGCATAGAAATCTTTTATCTGCTCTTCTAATACAGAGAAGTCCAACTTACCTTTAATAATATCAACACATAATTTAATCTCATTGTCTGAGAAGTGTTGTTTTATTTCAGTTATTGTTTTCATAGTTTACTCCGTTGTTAGTGTTTGATACCACAAGATTGTGGTAATTGTATGGTGTGAGCCATGTCAATTTTGCATAACAGATATGCTTGTTTAACATATCTAAAGTTCTATATATGTTCTTATAATGTTTTCTTTTGCAACAAACAAAATGGTATATAATTATATATAGATAATTAAGGGTATTAATCATATGTACATTACAATATTTAACTGATATATATAACTACACATACCAATATTTATTCCTATTAACTTTATTATACTCAACAACTTTCCATTGTATTCTTTTAGAAAATTTATTTCTCTTGCCATATTCATTTGCCTCTTGTTCTGTTTGCCAAATTTCATTTGAAAACATTTGAAACTTATCCACAGGTTTATATATAATAAAGTACATATGTTCTTCTTTTGTTCTATGTTTGTTCTTATAATGTTCTAGTATTGTTCTGAAGATTTAACTTGTCTGTTCCCATCTCCAGTATTATAATCAACAATACCAGTTCTCTTATAGGTTGAATTATCTAACGTATCATAGATAGTTTCAAGCCTAAGTTGTATCTCACAAAGTTTTGAGTTATGTTCTTTGTGTTGTTCTTTAACAATTAACTCAATTGCTTTTGCTAACTTTACTTTGATTGACTTAATACTGCTATCGCTAAGCATACTCCACCTCCTAAGATTATCATTTGTAATTCTAAGTTCGCCTCTAAAAATATTTCAATCATACTTCCTCCCCTTGTTTGTTAAAAGATTTATTTAAATTAGGAACAAACAAAGTTCCAGTATCATTTAAATAACTCAACATATTTTTAAACCATTGATTGTTTATTGTATGTTGCTCTTCATTTAAACCCTCATAATATTTCTCACTCCAGTTCATACTACCCTCCTAATATCTATTGTCATTATATTCCTCAGCTTGTTTATTTGTTATTGTTTCATAATCCCAATCAAACATTTCACAAACTTCATTCAATGACCATTTTTTTAATGCTTTTCTGTCTTCGTCATTAGCCATATCTTTTTGATGTAAATAAATTAATGCTTCTCTTAATTCTTTTTTACTATTATAAACAGAACCATTAAAAGCACCTTGATTATCTATTCTTAATATTTTCATACTACCTCCCTACTTTTTTCTTCCTACCCATTGGAAGTTTTTGTTCTTTACTTACAGACTTTTCATCTTTTAACCATTGTACTAAAGCATTTTTTATTTTAGGATATTTTATTTGAAAACTTTTTACGGCTCTCTTATATCCTCTACTTTCAATTACTTCTTTAGTAGGTTCAAAGTCCTTATCAATATTTCTAAAATGAAATTCAAATATTTTTTTATCACTCATTCAACCTCCTTTATTTCTTCGTGTAATTTTTCAAACTGTTTAGCCCACGCATTAAGCGTAAGTGTATTTGAATAATCACTTACTATATCTTCATCAGTATCATTATAAGGTATGAAGTTAGCCCACCCTATTTGTCTATCCTCTGTATTAAAGATTAAGATTTCAGTTTCATAATCTTTAATTGCTTTTCTTATAGCCTCATAGTCTTTTGATTTTTCTACTGTGTATATGCCTTGCTCCTTATCATATACAGAGATAGTCCACTCAGGCTTTTCAATTAATATGTATTGTATCATATTAAGATGTCCTTGCTTATACTCTACTGCATTTTTTATTTGCTTTGCGTTCATACAACCTCCGATTGTTTATTGTTAGTGTGTGTTTCTTCCATTAAGTTTAAGTCTTAAAGCGTATCTCTCTTCCCTAAACTTCTTCTCTTCTTCATCTTTTATTTTTTGAAGTTCATTATAAACTTCATCTGCTAAAGGTTTCAATACTGATAAACCATTAACAATCTTTTTAGCGTCTGCATTTATTGATTTACTTTTCATATTATTCTTCCTCCATTTTTATCTTACCATTTTTATATACCATAG